GGTCAATATTGGCAGTTGTTATTGACTGACTATTTTGACTATGATGGGCCGCCTCCTGTTCCGCAGCATGACCGTGAAAAGTTTGCTCCCCACATGGATTATCTGGGTCGAGTTAAGCGTTTCACGCCGTATAAGGACAAAGTTAGGCGAGATCGTTTCTTTGACGAATTCGTTCGTTCTGGAGCCATAAAGTACAATGAAAGGTATAAAATGGCACAACCAAATAGGCAAGCGATGACGCTTAGTATTTCTAAGTACAATCGACCGCAGCCGACGGAGTTTAATGAGAAAGCCTGGGCAGTTAGCTGTGATTGGGCACTCAAGCACTTCGGGCCAGAAATTGGCAAAACAAGAATTATTGACCATGATAAGGCCAGACGGGATTTAGACCGCACGACAAGTGCCGGTTACCCTTGGTCACGTTATTGGCAAAATAAAGGGCAATTCCTCGATAGTGAGGAAGCGCCAAAAGTTGAGAAGATGTTTTGGGACGCCTTACCAAAGGAAGAACATGAACGTTTGATTGCTTTTTGGACTGCAAGTTTGAAACGCGAATTAAGACCCGTTGAGAAATTGGCGGAGAATAAGATTCGGACCTTTACGGCCTCTCCAACAGAGTTGTCCGTTGCCACTACACGTATGTGTTGGGACATGAATAATCGTTTTTACGAGTCGAATAATAAAACTTGGAGTTTTGTCGGCTGTTCCAAATATTACCGTGGATTTGATCGTCTTTATCGGAGATTGAACAAACATCCAAATGCGTTTGAACTGGACGAAAGTTCGTTTGACGCTTCGTTGTTCCGAAAAGCGATGGAATCAGTGCGTGATTTACGTTGGGAAATGTATCACGACATTGAGAAGACACCAGAGAATAAAAAGCGTCTTTGGGCAATCTATGATCAAATCATCAATTCAGTCATTGTGCTGGATAACGGTGAAGTTGTCGTAAAGCATACCGGAAATCCTTCTGGGTCTGCAAATACTATTGTGGATAACACTCTTATTTTGTTTATGTTGTTTGCCTACGCCTTTATTATGTTGGCGCTGGAGTCAAAAGATACTGAAAAGTATGCAACCTTTGAATGCTTTATGAGGTTTGTTGAAGCCGCTCTCAACGGTGATGATAATACGTTTACTGTAGCCGATGAGATTGTGGGCTGGTTTAATGCGAAAGCACTTGCCAGAATATGGACGTTGATTGGTGTTGAAACCAAATCACCCAACTTCAACCCCCGAAAGTTGGAAGAGTGTGAGTTTCTTTCTCACGCGTTTCGTAAATTCAAAGACTGCTGGGTTCCTGTCCCTGAGCGGGACAAAGCGTTGTGCTCATTGATGTGGGGCGCTGAGTTTGAAGATGTTCGATTCACCCTCCTTCGTGCACACGCCTTGCGTATGGAAACGTGGACTGACCCAGAGTGTCGTAAAGATATCCAATTGTTTATTGATTTTCTTCGGAAACAATACAAGCAGGATTTGATCGGTACCATTCCTGATACTGATCTTACGATGTTGAGGATAAACGCTGTGTGGAAAACTGACGCAGAGCTGGAGCGACTTTATTGTATGCCACCTGTGTTAGAATGCAGCGGGAAGGAAATGCATGCGGGTAAAACCGCTCTCGTGAACGACTTTGACTTGTTGTACTCAGCTCAATTAATGATGAAGTGGGTGCAGGATTGTGAAACAATCCCTTTAATGACAAGGTCACGTGTGATCGATGATTGCAAGCAATTTCAAATGCGCAATAAGTTTGCCGTATTAGATGGTGTTCAAGAGATGCTGTCAATTCCACAAAGCTGCGAGCCAGCCTGTGGTCCTGTTCCAGATGATTATGTTGACCCACCGATAAATCAATATCGTGGAAAGAGTGTCAATAAATCATTTTCCTATGAGTCCGAGCGAAACAGAAATGTACATGCCGACTCAATGCCGAAAGGCAAAGGGAAACAACATGGAAAGGGCGGCAACCCTTCCAAGAAAGAATTGCAGCGACGCCAACGTCAGTCGCAGCGTGACAAGAGTCACCATGCAAACAAGGGCAAATCCCATGGACATAAGCCGAAAGGCCGTGGTCCAAAAACCCGGGAGTTTGTCGAGAGTAAAACGTACAGTGCGCCAGTAGCTACTGGTTCAACTCAAACGGTGATGAAAGGTGCCCACTCGCGTAGGCACTGTCATCCAACGTTTATTGGTACGTTTACAACAGGTACCGATGGTAAATTCACTGAAGCAAAGGCCATCACGTTGAATCCTGCTCAGCAGGGTTGTGATCCGTGGGGCTTTGTGATTGCTGGCCGTTACCAAAAGTGGGGACGTAATGGAAAAGCCTCACCGTTCAGGATTCGTCTTGAGCCGCGATTAGCAACGACAGTGGATGGAGAAACATTTATTCAAATAAATTATAACTCCCAGTGTGCGGCGCCCACCAGTTCACAGCAATTGTTGAATGGTTACCGCGCTAGTCGAGCCTCAGCCTGGTTGAAAAACCAGTGTGTAGCGGATGGGAGTGAGTTTTCTCAGAAAAAGTTGTATTGCCGCATGGGCAATCAGCCATCAGGAACCGATATTCGGGAGTACGATTTCGGCAATGTGTTTATCTTCTATGAGGGTATCACTAGTGCGCGAACGTTTGATATTTGGTTGGACATTGACGTAATGTTATATGATCCAATAATCCCGGATGATGAAATGGCCTCCATAGCCGATTTTATGCATTGGCATGGGACCTATCAAGGAGGTGCAGTGATAACGGGGAGTGTAGCTTCTGCGAATGGTGCAGCTGCCTTCTCTATTACTGGAACCTCATCCAAGTTGATTGATTTCACCGGTGCGCCGGGGTACTACAGTATTATGTCCTATTGGCGTGCTGTGGGAGGTGCGTTTACCTCATTTATTTTACCCACATTATCGGGCACGATGGTGAGCGTGTTTAGTACGGTTTCTGCAGCGT